AAGGCAGTCTGTTCAAATGCCAGTAAAGTTTTTTGGGACTAAGTTTGTTGCCACTTTGTTTATGGCTGATTATTATGATTTTATTAATAAAGGTGTTAATGGTGTTATGACTGTTAAGGGTGACACACCATACAGCTTTAGAAACAAGAAGCCACCATTGTTAAAAGAGTGGTCATATAGAAAAGGCTTAAACCCTTTTGCAGTAAGAGAAAGTATGTTTAAAAAAGGGATTAGAAAAAGACCATTCTGGGATAGAGCTTACCAAACAATTTCAGAGGGTTCAATTTTTGACTTATTAAAAAAGGATTTAGTTAGTGCTGGAGAAACAGCAACAACTGAAGCTATTAAAGAAATATTTAAAAAGAAGTAATATGGCAATATCAAGTGTGACAAATGTGCCACAAGACTATAGAACAGTATATAATCAAATAGAATATGTTGCTCTAAGTGATGCAACAACAAGGGCAAAAAATAGGTTTAAATATATATTTGATGTCTATGATGGTGCAACCTTATTAGCAAGACTAAAAGTACCAGCAGACCCTAATGGTTATGGTAGGTGTGATGTTCATGGTGTTTGTGAAAGCTACTTAAAAACAGACTTAGGAACAATTAACTCATCTGCAACTGGAACAGGCTTCACAGACAATGCAAATAGTTATAAGGAATTTACTATTAAGATAGGTGAAGAGTATGATGTTGCTGGTGTATTGACTCCAGACTTAGCACAAGAAACCAGAACTGTATTAACTTATAATGGATGCCTACCTAATTATAGAGGCTCAACTTTAAACTTTTCAGAATACTCAGCTGCCAACTACTATCAGAATTATGTTAATAATGGCACATCAAGAAAATGGCTAACCAATGCACCAAAAGGCTCAGCAGCAAATAAGTCAGATAACCAAAGTGTGGAACTAACAGATGAAGGTTGGGCTTACTTTTTATATGATCATGCAAGTCACCCTGTTACAGCTGTTGAAATAACTTTATATAATGCAGCTGGTTCAACAACAGCAACACATAGAATAGAAAATGGAATATCTGCTGGTACATTAGCTGGAATAAAAATGCTTAAAGTGCCATTTGCACCAAACACAATAAACAACATTCTACCAGCTGATTTTTCTGTTGCACCTACTCAACCAATAATAACTAATGAAACAAGCTATAAAATAAGTTTAAAAAATAGTGGTTCAGTAGTAAGTGAAGAAATGTATTTTAACATAGATAGTGAGTGTAGATATACCACAAGAAGACTTGAATTTTTAAATAGCTTAGGTGGCTTTGATGCTTTTAATTTTACTAAGGTTAGCAGAATGAGTGAGCAAATAGAAAGGAAATACTATAAACAAAATGCTGAGGACATGAGCAGTGGTGTGATAAGCTACAATTTAAGTGATAAGCAAAAGACTCAATATTATACAAAGTCTAAGACTAAAATGAAGCTAACCAGTGACTGGGTTGATGCTGCTACTTTTAATTGGTTGCTTGAGCTTATAGAAAGCCCTGAAGTTTATTTGCATGAAGGTGGTGAAAGGATTGCTGTTCAAGGTATTGAGGGTGAATGGGAAGAAAAAAGGGCTGAAGTTGATACAGTATTTAATTTAGTATTAACTATTGAATTTGGAGTTGATAATTATAGACAAAGGTTTTAAATGCAAAAAGAAGAATTATATATTAGCTATGTTGCCCAAGATAGTTTTTTTACTGGAAACACTACAAGTGATGCAACTAATAAATTGATAGATAGTGGTGCTGCTTTTATTACTGGTGCATCAAAAGTATCAGAAGGTGATCTTGCCTTTAATTTAAACACCCATCTATCTGCAAAGGTAGTATCTGTTGATAGTGATACACAACTAACATTAAGCTCTGATATATTTCCTTCAGGAAGTTCACCCAAGTCTTATAGAATAAATAAAAAGATTACAGAAAGGGTTGAGCTATTAGAAAGCCTTAACCCATCATTAACATTTAATGTTGCTGATATTGCAAAGCCTGATAAAAGAAAATCAGACTACAGCAAGACAATAAAGCTACCAGGAAGCAAAAGACTTAATAAAGTATTTGAGCATATATTTGAAGTCAATATAGACCTACAAACTTTTAACCCTAATTTAAAAACTGATGTGCTTTATTTGGTTGATGGTGAAACCAACCTTGATGGCTACTTACAACTAAAGCAAGTTAATATACTTGACAATGATGATGTTGTATTTGAATGTGTTATTGTTGGTAGGCTTGGTGACTTTGTTGCAACACTTGGTTCTAAAGAATTAACAGACTTAGATTTTACATCATTAAACCATACTTACAATAAAGCATCACAGGCAGCAACATGGGCTTCACCTTTGCCTTTAAATTATGTATATCCAATGATAGATTATGGTACTCATTATGATTTTAGAGATTGGGAGATAAAGGATTTTTTTCCAGCTGTTAAAGCTAAGAAATATCTTGATGACATTTTCAGTGATGCTGGTTATAGTTATACATCTACATTTTTAACTAGCACATTTTTTAACACCTTAATAATACCTTATAGTAGTGAAGATTTTGGTTTTACATCTACACAGATAAATAACAGAATATTTAAAGCCAACACTACAATCTGGGACAATAGCACTACAAATCTAACAGTCAATCCAACTGCAATACCTATAAACCCATTAACACCACAAGAAGAAAAAATAATATTTACAAATGAACTTGCAGATGTTGGTGGTGTTTATAATAATACAACTGGAGTTTATACTGTTGCAGATGCTGGTTTTTATAATCTCAATTTTACTATTGATTTGAATGTAGAGTTTGCACCAACTGGAGCATCTGAAAATACAACTGCTGAATGTTGCTTAGGTGGCTTTTTAAGCTTTAAAAAAAATAGCTCTGTTATATTAGATCATCAATCTATAGGTATTACTTATTCATCAACAATAGCAGCATCATCAACTGGAACAACAGCAGCCTCACCAACTTATCCAGATGCTGATTATAGAACACATAGTTCATATACACCAACATCATTATCATTAAACTCAAGTAATCACTTTTATAATCCACCTAATAGATATGTATTACAAGCAACTAATGTTTATTTAGCTGCTGGTGACACTGTAAGTGTATTTGGTGATTTTTTCCTTGCACCAACAACAGCTTCAGGAAATACAGCTGGTCAACTTTTTAAAGGTGTTTCAGGTTCTTATTACACTGGAACTGCTACAGTAAAGCTAATTAGTGGAACATTTTTTAATCAGGTTGTTAATAATAGTTATGTTGAAGGTGATACTATTGACATGAATAATGCAATACCTAAAAAGATTAAGCAAAAGGATTTCTTTATGAGTCTTGTAAAGATGTTTAATTTGTATGTTCAAACAGATACACAAAATGATAAGAACTTATTTATAGAACCTAGAGATGACTTTTATAATAGCACCACACAAGACTGGACACAGAAATTAGATATAAGCCAAGCACTTGAATTTTTACCTATGG